CTAATCTATGTCTAACCAGCGGGCGTCAACGACCACGCCAAGTATCTTACAGTTACTATTGAGTTCAATTAATCGATAGGCAGGATTCAATGGTTTCAAATACTTAACACCCGCATCGACAATTAATTTCTTAAATGTGGCTTCATTGTCATCGGTCAGTTTGGCAATAACAAAATTACCGGGTAGCGGTTCTTTTTCTGGATCGACCAGAATAATCATCCCTTCCGGAAAACTGATACCCGAAGGTGAGGTCATGGAATCGCCTTTTACACTCAGCCAAAATGCATTGTCATGGGCACTTTTGGTCGATTCAGGCCATATTTCAATATCACGCAGGGTATAAGGCTCGATCGCTTCATACCAGTTACCCGCACTTATCCAACTGATTAACGGATAGCTGCTGGCGATCGATCTTACCGGTTTATCATTTAGCCCTGTACGGGTAGAGATCGACAGACTTTCGGCCATTTTTGCCAATTCTCTGGCCAGGGAAGGGCTAAAGCTGCTGATAGGCTCATTCAGAACTTTGGCAAAAGCGGCGGCATTAGTCACATTGATCGGATTTATACCGTTCAGGAATTGATTTACGGCACTTTGCCCCACCCCCAATTCGTGTGCGACGGACTCTTGGGATATACCCAGCGTTTTTTTCTTAGCATTAAACAGCTCTTTCAGCCGCTTAGCGTCGTCTAATTGTTCTGGCGTCAATGGCTTCTTTTTCATGAGTCAATTTTATTACCGTTAGCAATAATATCCAATCACCTGCGGTATTGACTATAAAATCACTTGCGGTAATAATCAATCAAAATATATAAGGGAAACGCATGGAACCGCAGCGGCAAAGCGTACAGTTAGCCGCATCAGAGGTATACGCGGCATGAGTTTTGCTCTGATTATCACAAGAAGACGGTGGCCAGACTTATCGGTGGTTTCCGTTGTTGAGCAATCGATAGGCAGAGGTGTCATCATCTGACCCCGCCTTTGTGGAGTAGTTATTTATGAGTTCAATAAACGATACACTCGCGGGAAACCACAGCCAGAAGAGCCCCGGTATGAGAGATATTCAACGGGCATTGGCACGTTGGGGGGTATGGGCAAGATATCGCTCGGGGTTGGATTATTCCTCTATCGCTGCGGGCTTTAAAGGGTTATTGCCAGATACCTCTAAAAGTAAAGCATCGTGCTGTGATGATGATGGTTTAGTGGTGGATGGTTGTGTGGCCCGATTAAAACAATACCGGCCAGATGAATATGAATTGATTATCCGTCATTACGTGCTTAACCAATCCAAGCGAGCGATCGCCCGTCAGCAGAAAAGAGATGAAAAACTGGTTAGGATTAATATGCAAATGGCGGAGGGCTTTGTTGATGGTTGCCTGGCTATGTTGAATGTGAAATTAGAAATGGATCCATTAATCGAAAACTTACATATTTATGAAAAAACATTAACGCGGTCCGCAAAAAGTGTATTAGTCTGATATTACTGGTTCGCAAGTGACGCAATTACAATAATTTTAAATCTCGCTTTGGCGGGATTTTTCATTTTCATTTGTTAAGTTTTCGCGCAAAAAAATAAATTTAATTTTTTATAAAAAAAACTAACGCGGTCCGCAAAAAGTAGTTTAGTCTGATATCACTGGTTCATTACATCTTGATTAACTCACAGGAAAGCCCCGCATTGCTGGGGCTTTCCTGTTTCTATTTGTAATATGCGTCAGTGTATCGATAGGGAGGTGCTAAATGAATGAACAGAGCCAACTTCCGTATTGGTGGACAGGATTTCTTGCCTTATTTTCGGCGCTGTGTCTACAGGACTATATCTTTATTCTGGGTACAGTAATTAGCGTAATATTTACTATCAAGACGTATTACGTCAATTTACGTGCCAAAGACGCAATAATTAAAGAAGAGCAGCGAAGAACAGAAATACTGCGGGATATTCTACGTAATAAAACCGCGGCGGATATTCCAGCCGTCATTACAAGGAGGTGATGTATCTATCCCCGAACAGGGCAATCATTTATCAGGAGAATAACCATGACAGGTATTGATAGCGGAAATCTTATTTCTTATCGGGTGAAATCATGAACGCCGCAATAATCAGGCAACTGGCAGCAGCGGCGTTACTGGGTAAAACAGATGCGGAAGATCGTATCTATTTAACAGATGCCTGGCCGATCACCGCTTATCCGGCCATTTTGTTGCAGACGCCAGTAGAAGTAAAAGAATCCATTGGTCGCAATGCACCGCAGTTTAACACCTTGACGACCTTGCGCATTAGTGGACATATCCCATTGAGTGAGGCGGATAACCGGGTCACTGAAGCTGCATCAGCACTTGAGCGTTTATGTGAGCAAATTCAACGTGCGGTGATTAACAGTTATCAACTGACCCGTCAGATCCAGCAATTTGCCAAAGTACGCACCACCATGGGTATCGACGCCAGCAGCGAACAGCATTTTGCTGCAGTGAAAGTGGAGTTGGATCTTGAGTATTACCAGGGACCGGAGGATTTCTCCCCACTGGAAACCACCGAATTGGAGGGCATCGACGTCACTATTAATATGCCTGATGGCACCACAGACCCTCTGCTCGCCATCACCTTCCCGGAGTAACCCTATGTTCGTCAAACCAATGGCGGGTCGCGCAGTGCGTGACCCGGTTAAGGGCACCTTTTTGCCTGAATCTGGCACCGAGGTGCCGGATAACGCGTTTTGGCACCGTCGTATACAAGACGGTGATGTAGTGCAGCTCTCGGCTAAATCAGCGGGTTCTGTCTTTGATGTATTAACAACAGAGAGTACAAATCTATGACTATTCCTTTTACTAATATCCCGAGCAATCTACGCACGCCCTTGTTCTTTGCAGAATTTGATAATTCTCAGGCCAATACTGCGAGCACCACCCAACGCACCTTGATTATCGGGCAAACATTAGCAGAAAGTACCTTACCCGCCAATGTGCCGGTGTTGGTGTCATCCGCTGCCACCGCGGCTAATTTGTGTGGTGCCGGTTCGATGCTACATGGGCAAATGACGGCGTATTTGGCCAATGATACGGCGGGTGAAGTTTATCTGTTACCCCTGAGTGACTCTGACGCTATGGTGGCGGCCATTGGTAGAGTCACGGTATCGACTCCGGCATCAGCAACCGGGGTTATTTCACTGTATATCGGTGGTATTCGTGTACAAACCACCGTTGTTGCCACGGATGATGTCAATACTGTTGCTGCTGCACTGGCAGCGGCCATTGAGAATAAACCTGAGTTGCCGGTCACGGTGGTTCATACCGGTGAGACGGTATCAGAAGGTGCGGTGGTGGTGTTGGCGGCCAAAAATAAGGGGGCGCATGGCAATAATATCGACCTGCGTCTGAACTATCTGGGCAGTGCGGGGGGTGAAACGACTCCGGACAGTCTGGTACTGACAATCTTACCTATGGCTGGCGGGGCAGGAGCGCCTGAGTTGGCCAGTGGCCTGGCAAATTTGCAGGATCGCACTTTCGATTTCATCATCAATCCCTATACAGACACAGCTTCACTGGACGCTATCAAAGAATTTCTTTCCGATAGTACCGGTCGCTGGAGTTACAGCCAGCAGTTGTACGGTCATAGCTTTGCCGCTCAGCCCGGTACTTATGGTCAACTGACGGCGGCCGGTGAGCTGCGTAATGATCAACATGCCTCGCTGCTAGGGATTAATAACTCACCGACACCGGCCTACATCTGGTCGGCTGCCTATGTGGGGGCGATTGCGCAAAGCTTGCGTAATGATCCGGGCCGCCCGTTGCAAACACTGGCAGTCAGTGGCGTCTTGCCGCCACCCTTGTCCAGCCGCTTTACCCTGACTGAGCGCAATAACTTGTTGCACAGTGGCATCTCTACCGTGACGGTGGCGGATGACAGCAGGGTTCAAGTGGAAAATATCATTACTACCTATCAGACCAATAAATACGGTGCTGCAGACGATAGTTATCTGCAAATTGAGACATTGTTCCTGCTGATGTTTGTTACCCGTTATCTGCGCACTCAAGTGACCTCCAAGTTTGCCCGTATGAAGCTGGCTGCGGATGGTACCCGCTTTGCGCCGGGATCGGCCATCATCACACCGAATGTCATCCGCGCTGAGCTGATTGCTCAGTATCAGACCTTGGAATTTAACGGTTATGTGCAGGATTCTAAAGGTTTTGCCAAGGGATTGATGGTAGAGAAAAGTGCCAGCAACCCGAATCGTGTTGATGTGTTGTGGACGGGGGTGCTAATTAATCAGTTGCGCATCTTTGCTGTCCTCAATCAATTCCGCCTGCAAGCGGCTGTTTAATCCCCGGCTACTTAACAAACTAATAAACAAAGGAAATAAACTATGAGCGATACTTCAAACCGCTTGGCGGGGACCGCTTATGTCACCGTTGATGGCATTACTATCATGGTGGCCGGTCAGTTCAAATACAGCCCTTCAAAGGTAAAACGTGAAACAGTGATGGGGATGGATGGGGTGCATGGCTATAAAGAGACTGTAGTTGCACCATCTATCTCTTGCACCATCCGTGACAGCGGCGGTGTCACTATTAGTGACTTTAACGACCAGACTAACGTCAATATTGTCTGTGAACTGGCGAATGGGAAAACCATCATCGGCAGTGGTATGTGGTCGGTAAGTACCCTGGTCGTAGACAGCACGGAAGGCACGGTGGATGTGAGTTGGGAAGGCGGTTCGGTGACGGAGAACTAATATGGCTGAATTGGAGCGCAGTAAAACTATTTCGTTGGTAAAACCTATCTCGCATGAGGCCACCAAGACCACCTATGAGGTGGTCGAACTCAGTGAGCCGACCTTGTTGCAAGTGCAGCAATTCTACGATGAGCAAACTAAGTCTGGTTCGCTCAGCGGCATGGGATTGCTGATTGCATTAGTGTCCGGGGTGCCGCGTGAGGCCATTAAAAAAATGGCTTTCACCGACTATAAAGCCTGCGAGGTCTACATGATGAGTTTTTTAGCCTACTCCCCAACGGGGGACGATGGCGCGAAATAATCGCTGACGTCACTTACTACTATAGTTGGGGGCCAGGTGATGCCTGGTCCCTGACCTACAGTAATTTAAGGTGGTGGTGCCAGCAGGCCGAGCGGATTAATAAAATTAAGGCTGGCAAAAATGGCTGATGAATCCAACACTGATGGAGCTTCTCCATTATCTAAAATACCGTCTCAAATATTTACGGGTTATAAATTATTTCGCAGAGGAAATACGATGATTAATGTCGGAGCTGCGGGGGTGGAATGGCTCGATGAAGGAGCAAGTGAGGCTTATAACATAAATAAGGCAGCACAAAATGTTGGCGCTCCTATTGATCAATTCAGTCAGGTTAGTGGCGCTATGCATATTCGAGGTGCTGATAAAATAGCTGCGATAAAATCAACTGAACGGCTCTACAGCAATTTGAATAATATGCTATGGGGCCAAAATGTTCAGGGGTTAGCACAGTTACATAAATATGGTTTTGATATTATCAGTAATGAAAATGGTACCGCGGATGTTCCTGCAACAATGGCTCAAATTGCCGAAGATTTTCCGCAAATGGCACCGAAAGCGCAAAGCATCCTGACGAATGCTCTGAATACAGATAGTAATAGCATTGAGTTGCTGAGAGAGGGGCTGCAGTTAAAAGATTTGCTGGCGAAATCGACGCTATTTGGCTTAACCATTGATCCTGAACTCAATGCACGACTGGCTGAATTAGAGAGCCAAACAACTGAATTAGGTGCGGCCTGGGAAGGACTGAAAAATAAAGTATCTAACTTTGGATACAAGATATTGGTTACTGATAACTCCCTAACTAATGGAATCGGTGGCTTAACTGATTTAATTACCCGTGGGCCGAATAATTTCAGCATAATGCGCAGCTTAGGGGTAATCAATGGTAATGATTCGGAGAAAATGAACTCGGCATATAATGATGATGATTTTAAACGGCAGCTTAATTGGTATGAAATTACCATGCTTAATAGCGGTTTAATGACTGATGGATTTCGTAAAAAATATCAGGATTATAATGAGTCTAAAAATGCCGCGACAGTCCTCTATAAGGCCGAGGATATTGGTATTATTTCTGGGCTTAAACCCTCTCAAGCAGAATTAGAACCGTCAACTGCCCTTTTTAATCTTGGGTTGGTACCTGAAGTTGAAGCTCAAACACCGACGGAAAATACCTGGAGCAATAACCGTGTTACGGATCTAAATACACCAGACCCTTATTCTCTTTGGCCTTTATCTTCTATTTCAGCGGAGGGTGGTGTAGACACCACTGCGATAAATATATCACCTATTTACACTGAATCTGCGGGCGGTTCTAACCTCAGTGCCATTGCTGATGTTATTGCCACCGCGATGCAAAATAATCGGGTGCAAATTGAATTGACCTTAATTGACGGCCGAACCGGTGAAAGCTCGGTGATCCCAGCGGAGGGTGGGGGCAGAATCACTCACGCTATGCAAATGTAAACTGGCAATTCATATCACTAAGGCTTAGATACAACTCGCTGCGGCGAGTTTGATAATAATGACAAAGCTGCTGATAGCTCAGTGAGTGAAGGGTTTACCGCACCTAGGGGCACTCCGGTGGCTCACGCCACTACGACCCCAACGGCACGATCCCCCTTCATTCGACTTTTTCAGCAGTCTGCAACTCGCTGCGGCGAGTTTTTTACTTTCTAGAGTTCATCATTATTAATGGTTTGTGATTTTTTATGGATCATAACTATATGAAAGGAGAGATAAATGTCACTTATCGGTAATACATTATCAGCACTCTTGGGCGGCAGTGATGATAGCTGGCAATGGTCGGAACACCTACATCAAGCCTCGTTTCGTGGTGTTCCCTTTGTAATCAGTAGCGGTTCTGGCACTTTTGGCCGCCGTCAGGCAGTACACAGCTATCCCTATCGTGATACCAGTTATATCGAAGATCTCGGTCGTAGCGCCCGAAGCATGGTCTTGACCGGCTTTCTGGTACAAAACAGCCAAATCTATACTGCGCCGGATGTAATGACTCAGCGTGATTCATTGGTTGCAGCATGTGAAATGGCGGGGGCTGCTACGCTGGTCCACCCAACTCTCGGTGAAATGACAGTAAGTGTCATTGATAGCGGTTTAAAAATTGATGAGAGGGCGACGGATGGGCGGGTGTTTTCATTCACTTTAACCGTGATCGAATCAGGCTTGCGTGCCTTTGCCATCACCAGTTCAGCGGAAATGGGCGCGTCCATTCAGTCGTCCTGGTTGGGTCTTAGCGCCAAAGCCGTTGCCGGTTTTATCTCAACTGTGAAAGGTGAAATGCGCTCGGCCACGCAGGCGATAAAAACGCTGAAAAGCACCGCGGCTTTTTGGGGGCGGATGGTGACCAACACTACCAATGAAGCCAATAATCTGGCTAATACACTGCGCTCAACCTTTGGCCGCAACCGCTATGGTCGCTACAACCACGGCACGGTGGGCGGCAGTAGTTCGGGGGCGACAACGGTGGTGAGTCAGCAAAGTGATACTGCGGATTTATCGCGGCTGGTGGCGCAACGGTTGGCGTTTGCCGTCGAAGGGCAGGCAGCGATTGAGGCTGCGGTGGGCGAATTGCTTAGTGCCAACAGTATTGACGGCCATGCCGACCAGATGTTGCTGCTGGTTAATGCGCTGCTGAACAGTGGCATCAGTACTCTGGATGTTATCCGCATCACGGAAAACCTGGCGACGGCCCACAATGAGACGTTCCGCGCGAATAACAGTGACATGGCGGTTGCTGATGCCAGTCATCACTTAATGACAACCCTATGCGCTGGGGCGATGGTCCAGGCGGCGGCGCAATATCAGCCGGAAAGCTATGACGATGCCGTTGCAGTGCTAGGAAGGGTGTGTGAAGTCATTGACGGCCAGGCATTGGCGGCAGCCGATCACGGCAATGATGAAACCTACCGTGCGTTGCTGCAAATGCGGGGATCTATCGTGGCGCTGTTACAACAGGCGGGGGCTAATTTATCGCGGGTTGGCGAGGTCAGCTTTAACCGCTCACTGCCCGCGCTAATGTTGGCAAACCGGCTGTATCAGGATGCATCACGCGGTGATGCGTTGGTGAAAATGGCCAATCCTATTCATCCAGCATTTATGCCGATCCGCTTTAAGGCATTAAATCTATGAATAATACAATCATAAGTGATGACCTGACGCTGGAAGTGGGTGGCAGGGCGATAACCGGCTGGAGCAAAATACAGATCACGCGAGGCATAGAAAAATTACCCAGCAGCTTTGAACTCTCACTGATGGACCGCTATCCTGCCAGTGAAGGGCAGCAGTGGGTTAACCCCGGCGATCCCTGTGTGGTTAAATTGGGTAATGATGCGGTACTCAATGGCTATATCGATAGCTGGGATAGCGCGATTACGGCCACAACCCATGAAATCAGCGCCAAGGGACGTAGCAAGTGCCAGGATTTAGTGGATTGTTCTGCCCAGTGGCCTAACAGTGTGATCAGCCAGTCTACGGTATTGCAGATTGCGCAAAAACTGGCCGAACCTTACGGCATTAAAGTGACTTCCGATATCACCGACATGACTATCGTGCCGCAATTCACGCTCAATTGGGGGGAAACGGCACAAGCAGTCATTGATCATGTCACTCGTCCGGCAGCGTTGCTTTATTACGACCAGCCGGATGGCAATCTATATCTGACGCGGGCCGGAACCCGTAAAGCAGCAAGTGGCGTGGCGCAAGGCGTCAACATTCTAAGTGCCAATCTTCATACTGATATTAATCAACGCTTTACTGATTATACCGGTGTGGTGCTCTCTGCCAATGCCGTGGCCCAGCGTTCGCCCTCGGGTGGCAATAACACCTCGGTGTTGCTCACCACGCGGGATAGCCAATTGGCTGAGCAGTTTCCGGATCGCCATCGTAATCGCGTCATTATCGTCGAAAGTACCGTGAACTCACTGCATCTACTGAAAGATTGCCTCGATTGGGAAATGAACCGCCGCTACGGTCGCGCCAAAGTCCTGACAGTAGATGTGGACAGTTGGCGCGATCGTGATAATCGACTATGGGAAGTCAATACATTGATTCCAATCACTATTCCTGCTATGGGGCTGAAAGATGAGCTGTGGCTGCTATCGGACCTGCTTTACCTGAAAAATGAGAAGGGAACGATAGCGAAAATGACCTTGATGCCACCGGCAGCCTTTACATTTCAGCCCTATAACATCAAGTGAAACAGGAGACTAACAATGAATGACCTGAGTGGGCAAATTTCGACCTTGTACCGGCAGATAAAAATGCTACTAGGGATCGGGCGAGTCACCGCCTCCGACGATAGCGATGGGGTGCAAACCGTGCAATATCAAACGCAACTGGAGGTCCACAGTGATACCCCCAGATTGGCCGAGTTTGGTTTCTCATCGGGATTGCCTGCCGGCAGTGATGTGGTTATCGGTTTTCTGGGGGGAGACCGCTCCAGCGGCCTGATTATCGCATCCAACCATCCGTCTTACCGCCATTCGGGGCTAACTGCCGGGGAAACGGTGATTTACTCCCAGTGGGGGCAATTTATAAAACTGACGGAAAGTGGCGTGATTATTGAGGCTAATAATCAGCCAGTCACGGTGAATAACGCGACAGAAGTCACGGTAAACGCATCGGTAAAAGTACAGCTCAATACGCCGTTACTGGAGGTCAGCGGCGACATCGTTGATAACGCGGGTAGCAATAGCACCACGTTGAAAACCTTACGTGATGCCTATAACAGCCATAATCATCAACTCAAAAACGTACAGTCGGGCAGTGCAACACTCACCAGTGAAGCGCCCGCTAAGGTGGTGAGATGACAACCGATATTAAAACAGTTTGGGATGTTAATGCGTCGCTGGGTGACTGGCAAACAGGTAATGGTGGTTTACTGGATGGTGATGATTTGCATACCGCCATTTTGCTGAGTTTGTTCACTGATCGCTTGGCGCGGATGGATGATGCTATTGATGGGGATGATCGCCGCGGCTGGTGGGGTGACAGCGGTGCGACATCGCCCATCGGTTCGCGGCTGTGGTTGCTGCGGCGACAGAAACTCACCACTCAGCTTGCTATTAAAGCGGAGGATTACGCGGCGGAAGCACTGGCCTGGCTGATGGAAGAGGGGGTCGTGGCGGCAATCACCACTCGTACACAAATCATTTATCCCAACACATTGTTGCTACTGATTGCTTATCAACAACCGGGTAAAACTCAATCATCAGCTAAATTTTCATGGGTATGGGAGGAGTAATTCATGCCATTTAATCGACCCACATTAAGCGAATTGCGGCAACGAAATCAGTCTTATATCCAATCGGAACTGAAAACCGGCGGTAACTTACTGCGTTTCTCCAATATCGGGGTGATCAGTGACGCAGACGCCGGTATGGCTCATCTGCATTACGGTTATTTGGATTATATTGCCCGACAAGCCACACCTTACAATGCGACCGACGAGTATCTTGCTGCCTGGGCGGCACTGAAAGATATATTCCGCAAAGCAGCGAATCCAGCCCGTTGCGCCGATGTTCGCTTCAGTGGCATTGCCGGGCGAGTTATTCCCGCCGGGCGCTTGCTCAATCGGGCTGACGGTTACCCGTATCGGCTCGATAATGAACTGAAGATCGCCACTGATGGCAGCGCATTTGGCGAAATTACCGCACTGTTGCCCAGTCCGTTGGACGATGCTACTGGCGGTGGTAACCGTGGCAACAGTGCCGCAGGGACGGTTCTCACATTGGATATTGCTATTGATGGTGTTCAGGCCACCGCCACGGCGCTGAGCAAAATCACGGGAGGCGCGGATATTGAATCCGAAGATGCCTTTCGCTCCCGTATGCTATTGGCCTATCAGAACGTCCCACAGGGGGGTAATGACACCGATTATCAATCCTGGGCGTTAGCGGTGTCGGGAGTGACTCGTTGCTGGGTTAAACGGCGCTTGATGGGGGCGGGTACGGTGGGGATCTATATCATGTGTGATGGCAATGATCACGGTGGTTTCCCACAGGGTAGCGACGGTATTTCATCTCTGGAGTCATGGGGCGCGGTAAAAGCCAGCGGTGATCAGGGGCGGGTGGCAGATAATATTTATCCACAGCAACCGATCATTGCGGTGGTCTATGTTTGTGCTCCAGCAGCACAACTCATTGATTTTGTTATCAGTGGAATTCCGAATGCGGACAGTGCCACTACCGCTGCGATCAATGCCGCCATCGACGAGGTGTTTTTCACTGAAGGCGAACCCGGTGGCAAAATTCTGTGGTCATCGCTGCTATTGGCTATCGGCGAGGTTGCCGGTACCGGTGGTTTTATTATGCAATCTCCGGCGGCCAACATTGAGCTGCAAACCGGCAAACTCCCCGTCAGGGGTACAGTGGGCTACCTATGAGCCGCTATGCTGTCAGTGAATATACCGAAGCGTTACAAGCATTAATGCCGATGGGATTAGTTTGGCCACGGCGACCGGATGGGGTGCAAACTGGGGTACTGCGGGCGCTGGCCAATGCTTATCAGCGCAGTGATGAAGATGCGCAGGATTTACTGTCGTCCGCTTTCCCTGCCACGGCCACCGCCATGCTCCCCGAGTGGGAAGCCACTGTGGGGCTGCCGGATTTGTGTGCCATTGGTGAAGTGGACAGCATGATCCAGCGTCAGCGGGCAGTGGTGTCGAAACTGTTTGGCATCGGTGGCCAGTCTGCGGCCTATTTTATCCGTGTGGCAATGGCGTTGGGTTACAGCATTGCTATCAGCCAATATCGGCAGGCTTGCGCGGGAATGTCTGTTTGTGGTGATGCTCTAAACGGTGAAGAGTGGCCATTTACCTGGCTGATAACCGCACCGGAAACCACCATTAATTATGCTCAGTGCAGCTTAACTTATTGCAGTGATCCGCTGCGCTCATGGGGTAATAAGCAACTAGAGTGCCGCTTAACCGTGTTAAATCCGTCTCATAGCATTCTGAAATTTGGCTACGTTAGCTAACTAACCAATCTCTATTAATTTAAAACGCCTTAACGGGTGAGGATTTTCTATGCAAAAAATTGGCGATATTCCTAATACACGCGCCGACAGTAATGGCGAGTTTACCGACGGCAATGTTGCCGGTGGTGTTCCCCCAACGATATTACCGGCCGAGTGGTTTAATACTATTCAGCGGGAATTAGTTGAAGTTGTTCAAGTGGGAGGATTAGTGTTAGACCCAAATGATGACACTCAAATATTAGCCGCAATGAAAAAGTTATTTTTGCAAGCTGGCAATAATCTCTCTGAGATAAAAGCTGCTGGCCCAACGGCTATTGCTACGGTTCTCGTAAACCTTGGTCTTGGAGATGTGTCAGCACCAGGAAAAACAGCAGTCATTGTGAATAGTGGAAGAAATGCTAATGGCTACTGGAAAAAATATAACGACAACACTATTGAAATGCATGGTTTTGCCTCAACGAGGGCTAACGGAACCGGAGATGTAATTTTGCCCATACCACTCCCCTCGGAGGTTCAGTTCGATAACGTACTTTTGACCGCCCACTACAAGACTAATACACCATCTGCCTTAAGAGGAATCATGGTTAACGACAACGCAACTACAACAACATCGTTCAGTGTGCTTGCAATGACGAGCGCGGGTGTGGATACAGGAATGAACGGTTTTTCATGGAGACTGACACATGAGGTACTTTAATCCTACAACGAAAACAGAATACATAGTTGGTATGCATGATGTAAGCGAGTGCACTGAATTACCCGATGACAACTGGTTTTTCACAACATCACGCATCCCCGAAGGCAAAGAGTTATCAGTTAATGATAAAGGGGAACCCGTACTGATTGATTCTCAGCCAAACCATCTATAAATATAATCCAGCAGAAGAACGCCCTACTTTATTAGGGTGTTATAACAAACAATCGGGAGATTAATACAAGCATTTCTAGCATCCTATTTTGTATTGTGCAGAATAGGCATATTACTGTGTAGCGATGTGATGCGAAAAAATCGCCGGGCTACAATCAACCGCACCCGATATTGAGTGGCCGGTAGCACCTAAGTAATAATACCAAACCGGGCTTAATGGCCCGGTCTATTCATCTGCCTGCTTAAGCAGGCTCCGCAATGCTACCCCAACCCGCAATAACGCCCTCGTTAGTCTCCCCATTTTATGCTAAATTCGCGTATCTCAGGCCATAGCCTCGTTTCAGGTATCAGTATGTTTACATATAAAGAAATATCAGCGCTGAACGAACTGGAATTGATCGTTTATAATTACATCACAAAAAATACCGACAAAGTGATGTATATGACCATCAGGGAACTGGCTGATGCTGCTGGCGTTTCTACCACCACTGTTTTACGTTTCTGCAAAAAAATGAATTGTGATGGCTACTCTGAATTCCGTGTCCGTTTTAAACTCTATTTACAACATGATGAAAAATTACCGGTCAGTTTTGGTATCAGTGAAATAATTAGCTATTTTAAAAGTATTAATAATAGTGAGTTTGATGAATTACTTGATACCGCTGCGGCACAAATAGCCGCCACTCGCCGAATTATTTTTGTTGGCATAGGGACTTCCGGTGCCTTGGGGAAATACAGCGCCCGCTTCTTTTCTAATATAGGTAAGTTCAGTACTTATATTGACGATCCTTATTACCCTATCAACAGTGATATGTATCAAGATGCTATTGCTATCATCCTCTCCGTCTCTGGTGAAACAGAAGAAATTATCCGCATTGCCAATCAGTTCAATTTACAGAATTGCAAGATAATCAGCCTGACTAACAGTGATAACTCTACTCTCGCCAAAATGGCTGATCTTAATATCTCCTACCATATGCCGCCTCTGGTTTTAGAAGGTCATTATAATATTACCACTCAAATTCCGGTATTATATATTATTGAAACCATTGGCAAGAAACTACCGAAACTCATACATAAAGAACCTAGAATAAGCTAATAAAAACAGTGTGAAACAGGGTGTTTTTTAGGTGTAACATATTCCAAATTACGAATTTTGTTATATCGTGACTTAGCTTTTCTTTTTGTTAAACTCCAATTCCAGTCGACTAAAAATATTAATAATAAGTCGATAACGTTTTTATCTTACGCTCAGCACCGGTGACAGGAGATTAATAATGGCAATAGATTACGCATTGACCGCGCGGGAAATAATTAAATATATTGGTGGCGATAATAATGTGATTAATGTCACACATTGCGCTACCCGTTTACGTTTTATATTGAAAGATAATAAAGCTATTGATAAAGAGCGGTTAAATCGTGTTAAAGGCGTCATTACCGTTATTGAGGCTGGCGGGCAAATGCAGGTGGTGATCGGTAATCACGTCGGCGATGCCTATAAACATGTCATCAGCCTGATTAATATCGATGAAAGTGCTCCGATTGCTGCACCCAAGGTAGGCATTGTTAGCCGCCTGATGGATATCATTTCCAGTATTTTCGCACCTTTCCTCTATCCGCTAGCTGCATGCGGTATCTTACAGGGGATTATTTCTTTTCTGGCTGCGATTGGCTGGATGGATGCCGCTAGCGGCACCTATCGCATTCTGAATTTTGTTTCCTGGACTGGGTTTACCTTCCTGCCAGTGATGGTGGCCTTTACTGCCGCCAAAAAATTCAATGTTAATCCCTTTACTGCCGTGATTACGGCTTGCGCGCTGATCAGCCCCGATTATATGAATATGCTGACGGCCAACAAAATCACCACCCTGAACTCGGCCGATCCGGCAGTTCAGCAACTGATGCATGAAGCACTGAATAATCCGCAGATTGCCCATATTTTGAATACCATTGCGGGTATTCCATTATCGTCCCCAACCTTGGATTTCTTCGGTATTCCCGTGCAATACCTCAGTTACACCGCCTCGGTTATCCCGATTATTTTGATGGTGTGGGCTATGTCCTACGTGCAGCGCTTCTTTGAACGGATCCTGCCGATGGTAGTGCGTAACCTGTTTACCCCGATGTTTTGTATTGCCATCATGGTTCCATTGACGTTATTAGTGTTCGGCCCAATAGGCAACCTGATCGGTGGTGCGATTGGCGGTGTTTATAATACGCTTTATAACCTTAGTCCGGCGGTTGCAGGGTTTATGGTCGGAGCTTTCTGGCAACCATTGGTGACATTGGGCGTGCATTGGGGTATCACACCGGTCACGGTGGGTAACTACGCGACACTGGGTTATGACACCTTTACCGGCCTGCAAGCTTCTGCGGTCTTCGCCATGGCAGGCACCATGTTTGGTGTTTATTTAAAAACCCGTAACAGTGAGATGAAAGGCATGTCACTGTCGGCGGGTATTACTGCTTTATTCGGTATTACCGAACCGGCAATTTACGGTGTGGCATTACGGCTGAAAAAACCTTTCTTATGCAGTTGTGCCGCCGGTGGGATTGGTGGCGCTATCGCCGGTTCGTTTAATGCGGTGTCGTGGAGCTACTGCTTACCCGGTATCGCCGTGCTGCCGGTCTTTTTCAAAGAAGGGCATATGACGCAGTTCCTGGGTTTCCTGCTGTCTATCACCGTCGCTTTCGTATTGGGCACCGTGTTCACCTGGCTGGTTGGCTTTACTGATGAGCCGGAGCCGGTGGAACAACAACGTCATTCTGAAGCACCTGAGGCACAGATTGCTCAAGCACAAATGAACCAGAGCTAGCTGTTTTAATTGTTAGGCGGGGTTTGTCAGGCAATTAAGGTTGTCAGGCCAATAAGTTTATCAGGTAAAATAAGGTCATCGGATAAATCAGCCCCGCCACTGATTTTCATTTTCAGGGTGTATAAATTGCCCGCAGTATTTAAGGGAGAGTGTTATGAGCCACAAACAATTACCGAAAGATTTCTTATGGGGCGGCGCAGTCGCAGCACATCAGGTAGAGGGTGGTTGGGATAAAGGCGGCAAAGGCGTGAGTATTGCCGATGTGCTTTCCGGTGGCGCTCATGGTGTTGACCGCGTGATGACCGACGGTGTGCAGGACGGCTACCGTTATCCAAACCATGAAGCGGTTGATTTTTATAGCCATTATAAAGAAGACATCGCATTGTTTGCGGAAATGGGCTTCAAATGTTTCCGTACGTCTATCGCCTGGACACGTATTTTCCCGAACGGTGATGAGCAGCAACCCAATGAAGCGGGTCTGCAATTTTACGACGACATGTTTGATGAGTTACTGAAATACGGTATCGAACCGGTCATTACCTTATCTCACTTCGAAATGCCTTGGCATTTGGTTAAAGAATACGGTGGCTGGAAAAACCGTAAAGTGGTCGATTTCTTCGTGAAATTCAGTGAAGTGGTGATGGAGCGTTATAAAAGCAAAGTCAAATACTGGATGACATTCAACGAGATCAATAACCAGCGTAACTGGAAGTATCCATTGTTTGGTTATTGTTGTTCGGGCGTGGTATTCACGGAGCAGGAAAACCCGGAAGAAACCCTGTATCAAGTGCTGCATCACCAGTTTGTTGCCAGTGCTAAAGTGGTCAAACTCGGCCATGCCATTAATCCGGAATTCAAGATTGGTTGCATGGTGGCAATGGTGCCATTGTACCCATTCTCCTGCCACCCGGATGACATGATGTATTCCGTTGAAGCTATGCGCGAACGTTATCTGTTCGGCGACGTCCACATGCGCGGTTATTACCCGTCATATATCTTGAACGAGTGGGAGCGTCGCGGCTTCACCATCAAGATGGAGGAGGGGGACCTTGAGACGTTGCGTGAAGGTTGCGCCGATTATATGGGACTGAGCTATTACATGAGTAACGCGGTTTCTGCGACCAATCCGGGCAACGGCAACTCACTTTCTGGCTTTGAAGGCAGTGTGCCGAACCCACATGTTAAAGCTTCAGATTGGGGATGGCAGATTGATCCTGTCGGTTTGCGTTATTCATTGAGTGTATTGTACGAGCGTTACCAAAAACCGCTGTTTATTGTTGAAAATGGCTTTGGCGCTATTGATAAAGTGGCCGCCGACGGCATGGTACATGATGATTACCGTATTGCTTATCTCAAAGCCCATATTGAGCAGATGAAAAAAGCGGTGTTTGAAGATGGTGTTGATTTAATGGGCTATACCCCATGGGGCTGCATTGACTGCGTATCATTCACCACCGGTGAATACAGCAAACGTTATGGTTTTATCTATGTGGATAAGAACGATGACGGCACCGGCACCATGGCCCGTTCACGTAAATTGAGCTTTGACTGGTATAAGAAAGTTATCAGTAGCAACGGTGAAGATCTGTAACATTTAAGCCACCACAATAGCAGGGAAGGTCGCTCAATAATCTGGGTGGCATTTCCCTGGTTCTGTCGCATTAAGGCGCAGGAAGGTAACATGTTGTTTTTTGATGTTGCCTGCCTAAATAAACGGCCATACCACTTTTGCTGACCTGCCGCCGTTAACGCGACACAACCTTTTTAATTCCGTATTCTCTGTATTCGTAATTAGAACATCGAGAGCAGTAAGGCAACGGGCAAACTCAAGGGCCAGCTTATGCCGATAAGAAATGAGGATAAACACCTTACTATCAAACTGTTATCCCGCGTGAGTGGGAAGATGATAAAAGTAGAAGCAATAACTCCAATCACGTAAATGCAGAACAGGATAAATCCGATATTCATGGGGAAACTTTCCTTTTAACCATGTTGTTTGATCAGTATCGCCGAAAGAGTCTGTATTTTTGCAAGGTAATGCTGCTCAGGTGAACGTGGCTCGCCGCGCACTGGAATTATCAACGGTTGATTTTGGCATTATTGAGGGTATTCGCCCCGTAGAACGGCAAAAAGAAAAGGGGGCCAGCCAGACAATGAACAGCCGCCACATTATCGGTGATGCTAGGGGTAAAGCCAACAGGGTGACCGGCTGAGCGATCACCCTAAATCATAGCCAAAAAGTATAAGCTGATCATTATACCTTCCATAAAACCTCAAGCAATACGGATCTCTAGGTGGTTTATTATTAATAAGCTACTCAATCACCAGAAGAAATTAACCCCTTCACGTAGAACTTTCTTAGGAACATAGTTATTCAAACCTGACGCATGGCAATACTCAATAAAATCTTTTAAAGAGTGACAGCCCACTTTCTCATAAATAAATCTAATCCTATTTTCAATGGTTCTACTTGATAAGAATAATTTTTCTGCTATTTCTTTTGCTGTCATTTTTTGAATTGCATAAAATATTATATCAAGTTCCTTTTCTGAAAAATCCTCAATAGGTGGGGTTAGAGTAATAACAGAGGGTTTTAAGCTTTTAAAAAAATCACATACAGAAAGAAAGTTAAATTTTTTACCATAAAAAACAGTTCCTAACACATCCCCCTTTTGGTTATAAATAGGAAATTTAGGGAAGTACCACGGTGAAAGGATCCTTTCACGCCCAAAAGAAGACGTTACAATGATCTCTGCGCCCTCTCTACTTTGCTCCGCCTTTCTGTCGTGAGCCTTGAAACTATCACTATACTCAGACCATTGGCATGGCATTTCCTCATCTAAACGCCCTTCAAAATCAAAGCCAGGCTGAATATCAAACAAATCAAGACAAGATTCATTTAAATAAACAAATTTGGATTTATTATCTTTTATAGCCCAAGGAATGTTGGCCTTTTCCATTATGGAAATGAGGGGTATTTTACTGAGTGAATCAACAATCAAGCTAGATTCATCTGAGGGACTGATTTTTTTATCTTCCATAAAATAAACTCCTGACTCGTCAAAAAAACACTTTAATCAATAAAAACCACCTTAACTATAGCCACCAGGTGGCTCACATGGAAAAACGCTAACCAATAAAAATAATCATGCGAGAAATAATTTCTCAATTAAAAATGGACTATGGATATATACATCAAGCAATATAAATTAATCATACCTTCACTAAAGAAATAACTAACAATAAGTAAATATTATTTTAAACTAAAAATGGGGGAAATACACTAACCAAACAAGATGATTTTTTATATAATTAACTAACACTATTTTAATTATTACGCTTATTACATATTGACAATATAATGCTTAATGTTACTACTATCGCGCAATATTTAAATGGTAAATTCACAGCAGTATTAAAGCCACTTTCATGTGAACGCTTTTTGCATTTTGGCACTCTACGGGTCAAGCCAAAGGAATGCCAGAAAGAGATATGAGGCCATCTGTGGGTATGCTGTTCGCGCCGTTGAGAAGTTGCGCGGTGAGCATCAATACTGCCGACATATATTAGCTTTTATCAAAACCAGTCCTTTTACACTGAATGAGCCTGACTACGGGAACATAATGAGCACAAAGCTAAATATCCCAACTCAGGACTTGCGGGGCCTTAAAGGTCGATGCCGAACCACCAGCAGGTTTTATGCTTAGGCCAAAACTGCGGCAGTGGGAGAACCGGAAATACCTGCAATGGGTGAAATCGCAGCCTTGCTGCGGGTGTGGTAACGGTGGCTGTGACCCTCACCATATCATCGGACAGCAACTAAGGCTCATGACTTGTTCACATTCCCGTGGTGTCGTACCTGCCATGACAAATTGCATGACAACCAGCGCGCATGGGAAGAAGAATATGGCAGCCAGATAGTTCTGTTATTTCGTTTTATGGATCGTTCGATCGGTATAGGGGCTTTAGCATGAGAGACCTTTCTTTAGTTTTGGCCCGCTGGGGCGTTTGGGCGCGCGATAATTCCGGTACCGATTATTCATCTATCGCGGCGGGATTTAAGGGGTTATTGCCAGTGACCGCCAGTCGTAAAGAATCTTGTTGTGATGATGATGGGCTGCTGGTGGATGCGGCGGTAGGGCGACTTAAGAAGGTCGCGCGTGAAGAGGATTATGACCTGATTGTGCAGCACTACAAAAAAGGTATTTCGAAGTCGGCTATTGCCCGACATCAGAAATGTTCTGAGGGGAAGGTCAGACTAAAACTTATGATAGCGGAAACTTTTGTTGATGCCTGCCTGCTTATGGCGGGAGTAAAATTAGAAATGGATGAATGGACAACTAAATATAATAGTGGGAAAACTGAATAAAAAGCTATTCGTTACGAATCTTACCCTTTATTGCGTTAAGAGTGGTTACTTAGTCACGTAGCTTACACCCTTAAAAAAGGCCTCGAATATCGCGGGGCTTTGTCGTTTTTAGGGTATGCGGTCAGCACATTGGTAGATTTACTTCACTGGAAGGGGTGAGTAATGTCTGAATTATCTGAAAAATAACCCTGTTGATAATATGTTTATTAATTGATGGTAGAATGCACACCCTAACCGCCATTAGCTCATCCGGAAAGAGCAACAGCTTTCTAAGCTGAAGGTACGTGGTTCAAGTCCTCGATGGCGGACCAAATAATGGATAGGCTGGGTTTAAGTCGATGACGGGATACCCTGAGATGTCCAGCCTGCTTTCTTAAGTGAGTTCCAAGAGAAAAGTGCATCAGGTGTTGTTGATTGCACTATCGGCGTCTCCTTACGGAAATTGCCTGATGCGCTTCTCTGTTGTGATAGTTGCTTTTATAGTGATTGTTGGCTCAGTCGTTCTTCCCGTGGAACTAGCTATCACAACACTATATTTCAAAGCCCAGCCCTAACTGGTTGGGCTTTTTCATTTCTACATTCGCATGGGTACTGGGTTGGTTAATCCAATCGTTGTGAAACAGTACCCAGCCGAATGTGGTGAATGCGCAGATGTTACACTGAAAGCATTAAGGTAAAATCCTCCCATTGCAATGCCGACGAGATCATAGTTATGAAAAAGTTGGCTGATGATTATTTTCTGGATGCTGATGATGAATTGGTAAACTTTCTGGAAAAATAGGGCGAAGATTGCATCCGAGAAATTTACCAATCAAATGCACTGAATAAAGAAAATGGGTACAAACTGCTAAGCATCCTAATAGTAGGTATAGGTTCTTCTTTTTGGCTGTTAACACAGAGGCAGGCTTTAGACTTTTTGAGTACGGGAATCTCCGTGTTCACTATATATTGGGCATTCTGTGCTGTTTATCTGGTTCGATGCGCCCTTGAGCTGTCAGCAGTTGATTTTGGTGTTATCGAAGGTCTCCGCCCAGTAGAACGGCAAAAGGAGCTGGTAGCCAGCGGTAAAAGTCAGACGATGAACAGCCGCCACTTGACCGGACACGCTATTGATGTGTTTGCTTACCCCACATCTGCCGGATCGTGGGAATGGAAATACTACGAACAGATAGCCAGCGCATTCAAACAGGCGTCCAAAGATATTGGCGTTCCGATTGAGTGGGGCGGTGACTGAAAGACGGGCCTCACTTCCAACTACCACATAAAGAATATCCCGCATGAGCTGTAAGCATCGGCGGATCGGTAGCGCCGGAAATATGCGGAGTAACACTACCTGCGGGGTACACTGCATCAGCCTTAATCAGTGTTCGCCGTATATCCGCAAGCGCTTTTGCTTTCGGATATCAAGTTGATAGGACAGTAACAATAACATCTTATCCGGCGATAAGTGGGTCCACATCAGCGACAGGGCAAAAAGTAGACATGACGGGGATAATTCCGGCTAACTCGTTGTCTGTATTGTGTGAATCTTCCGCGAACATTGGGGGGTCTGGTAATACAACAGTGACTACCTCGCCACAAAATACGAATGCGAATGGACGAATTAGATTTCAATCAAGCACGGCATTAGTTTGTGGTACGGCGTGGTGTACTATATTTAATAACATCGCTTCGGTGTATATAACAATAACCGGGACTGGTACTTCATATGCATATGCCATGGTAGTCAGTGGGTATACTTTCTAGGAGATAAATATATGGCTAGTGTCGCGTTTGAAGATAATACAGAACAGAAAATAATAGCGTGGGGTTGTGGTGAATTTTCACCGGAGGATTGGACATGTAGAATACAGTGA